ACGCCAGGCAGTTCGAGGCCCCAAGCCACGTAGTCGTATTCCGCGCCGCCGTGGGGCGGGTAGCGCTTCCGGTGAAGGATGCGCGTGCGGAGCTGATCGTCAGTCTCGATGTCTGCGCCCTGCCCGAGCCCATATTCGTCGACAGCGATACTCTCTATGCCCGCCAGCCCGCCAGCGCTTGCGAACGGCGCGCCGTAGACCGTGTTGCCTGTGCGCCCTGAAGTATCGCAGACGACAGGCACCAAGGCTGACAAGCTGTACTTGCCGACTTCGCGCGCTTGCGTCGACGTGTAGGTCACACCGTCGCCGCGCGAGAAGACCGTGCCGACCGGGATGTTGAGCGGCCATGTGTCGGCGACCACCACCAAGTTGCCCTGGGCATACGAAGCGGGCTTGCGCGCGATGCCGTAGTCGAGGCCGTGGCGTTCTAGTTCGTAACCTTCCGCCGTGAGCGCGAAGCGCTGGCGGTCCATCCACTTCAGGCGGCCGAACACTTCCCATACAGCGCCGCCGATAACCTTGGCGGTGACGTAGACGTTGTTCGGCCAAATCCATGCGTCGGTGCCAGGCATCTCGGCGCGGAAGCCATTGCGTGCGCGCTGCACGACCGCCTTGATGTCGGGAATAGCAAAGGCCATTTACGGAAACTCCTGCCGCCAGATGCGTTCAAATTTCTGGTCGTAGATGAGCTGGCCCGCTTGGCTGAAAGCCTTCACGTCGAGCGTCAGCCATCCCTTGACCGGGTAGGCGGTAGCCGTGCAGACGAAGCGTGCTACGGCACCTTGCGTGACGAGCGGCGTGAGCGCCTCGTACGCGTAGTCCTCTGCCCTGCGGGCCGTCTCTTCGGTGAGCGGCGAGCGATAGAGCAGCCATAGGCGCGAGCCGATCTTGGTTTCGTTCTCGTCCAAGTCGATTGCGTCACCCCACCACCCCTTCGGGTCAGTGCCAGACGGAAGCTGGTCGTAAGGTTCGGCGCTGCGCCAGGTGAAGAGGGAGATCAGGATCGCGGTGTTGAGCGCGTGCTTTGCGCTGAGCCCGTAGGCGTTATTCGGTTCGCTCGGTCCTGCGAGCTTCCAATCCGCGAAGTACGTGTCGAGAGAGTTCTGATCCCAAACGGTATCCCAAAGAAGGAACGGCTGATCGCCGACGCCTTCTTGTTCGCGAATGCGGATGTCCATGATGTCTCCTAGATGGCGAAGACCTTCGTCGCGCAGCCGCCGCCGCAGAGCTGCACCGGCTCGCCGCCCTCGCCGCCAAGATGCGTCTCGCCCTTGACGATGACCTTGTCGGCCTCGTGCGTGATCTGCCCGTCCGCGATGGTCATGGTCGAGCTGCCGCGCTTCGCGACGATGTTGTCGCCAGTGATTTTTACGGACGACTCGCCCTTGGTGAGCGTGATGTCTTTGTCCGTCATGACGATGGTTACGTCTTTGTCGTCGCCTGGCTCGCCTGAGCCGTTGACGCCGTTGCCAATGGACAGCTTGATGTTGCCGGTGTGGACGAAGTCGAGCGACTTCTTGAAGACGCGGATCGCATCGCCCTCGGCGTTGTAGAGAATGCTGTCACCCTTCGCCAACTTTCGAGGCCGCTTCTTAGCGTGCTCGCCGCCCAAGGCGATGAGCATGTCGCGTCGGCCGCCCAGGGCGAGCGCCAAGAAGTGCGCTTCGTCCAACGAGTGGGAGCTGAAGCCGTGCGGGTACAACCGCATGATCTTGGTATGCGACTCGTCTTCGAGCCCATCACCGTCCAGCATTTGAATGTCGCCCTCGTCGTCAACTTTGGTGACGAGATAGCGATGCGCTGAATTGCGATGTGTGTAGTAATCTTCCATCAGCCACTCCACGGGGTCTGTGTGCCCGAGCCCGTACCGCCGCCGCCCATGCCGCTGCCCTCTCCGTCGAATGCCTGGGGCAATACGAGCGAGAGCTGTGCGAACGAGCCGCTGTTGTCCTGGGTGAGCGAGACGCTCTTGATGAGCATCTGATTGTTGAGCTTGAGAATCGGACAGGCGACGAACACGAGGGCGTTGGCCTGCCAGAGCATCCCTGCCCCGTCGAACCACGACTGCGTCTTAATGCTCGCGGTCACCGACTCGCCTTGCTGGCGGTTCTTGTGATGCTTGGCGCGCTTGCCTGCGGTCTCTTCGTCGATGTCCGATTCTTGGTGGACGTGTTTCGGTAGATGGCGCTTGACGCCACTATCCTTCTCGGTCGCGACGATGCGCAGCGACTTCTTGTCGACACCGAACACGCGCTGGCCTTTGACCTTGTATTCGCTGTGCTGGTCGGTATCGTCGAACGTGGCGCTGCCGCCGAGGATGTTGACGCCTTGGATGAGCGGGGCGTTCATGCCCCCCATCCCACCCTTCGTAAGTTTGATTGAGCCGTCCGGCATTCCCTGAAGCAGCATCGGGTGCCGCCGAGCAAGCCGCTCGACAGCGCCGAATACAGTCTCCATAGGGTTGAGCCTGAAGTATTCGATCTTCGGCTGCTGGATGTCGGTCTTGAAGCCGACACCCTGTTTGTCGAGTTCCTGCGCGATCTGGATGATCGTCTTGTCTCGGAACTCGCCCTTCTTGTGCTCCGCAGAACTCTTGACGCTGTCCGCGCCCTTCGACGTGCCGCTCACTTCGACCGTGTGGTGCTCAGCGTCGAAGCTGGGCGTCATCCGGTTGACGTAGCCGGTGACCAGGAGTTGCCCGTTCGCCGACACAGTGACCGGCGTGCCGGGCATGAAGTTCCACTGGTCCGCCCAGGGTGCCTCCCCGTCCGAGACGGTGAAGGCGAAGGCGCGAGCAGCTTGGTTCGCCGCGTAAGTAACAGTCACACGCTCAAACGAGCTGTATTCCATCCCGCCGACTGCGACGGAGACTTTCGTGATCTGGTCTGTCATTGGTGCCTTCCGCGCTTACGCGCGGCTGGCTACCGGGCGAGCGCTTCGAATCGTGAGGGCATGAAGCCGGGCGACGCGACGCTGTTGCGGTCGGCCAGTTCTTCTGCGCGGTACACGTCGCCGTAGAGCCGGTGCGCCCAATAGAGCGACGGCCGAGACTGCGGGGCGACGATCTCGATGACGGGTGCGATGTTCGCCATGCGCTGCGTGACTGCACGGACTGCGTAGTCGCGGGCCGAGAGCATCGTGTTGACGATCTCGTCTTCGTCGAGCAAAGCGATCTGCGAGTTGAACAGCTCAACGATGGTGGCGCGGGCCTGTACGGCTTCGCGCTGTGTGACGAACGCCTTGACGCTGATCGCCTGTGCGAGCTTCATGAGCGCGAAGGATCGAACCACGCCGCAGAACAGCGTGCCGTTCTTCGCGTCCGCAATCTCTGACGGGCTGATCGGCCGGGACGGCAACGTCACGAAGCTCGAAGCGCCGCGTCGTTCTAGCTCGCTCAGAGACGTTTCGTTCACGCTCCACGTTGCGAACTCGGTGAGTGTGCGGATTGCGTCATCGACCGGCATAGAATTGCCGATGCCATTCATGACGTAGGCGACCATCGGGACAATAGCCGCTGCGCCGGAGCGCACGGTGACTGTGCCCGACCCGGTCGCAACGTACCCTGTGAGCGTCTCGACCTGGCCGATGGCTTTGGCCGCGATAGGCTGTGCAGCCAGGATGAGCGATCCGACCGCGTCGGGCTGGGCGTACATCGAGGCATTCTGAAACACACTGATCGACGCCTGCACTATGTCCGTCGACAGGTCAGGACTGTTGCTCGATCCGCCTTCGACGGCGGCGATGGCGTCAGAACTGAACTGCGTGATGCGGCTTGTCTGCAACGCCGGTACGAAGTCCAGCACGTCACGAATGATGACGCTGCGGTCGTATGCTGCCGTGAACAGAGAAGTAGCCGGACCCAGGAGCGCACCGATGAGGCCCTCGAACATGCCGACGCCAAGAGGCATCGACGCGTTGTCTGCGCCCGTGAACTCCAAAGTGACCTGGTAGAAGCCGCACTCGTCTTTGGTGCGCGAAACGCTGATGCTGTTGCAGACAACCAGCTTCGGTGCGTCAGTTGGGAGCTGAAGGAGCGCCGGACCGCGCGCCCGGCAGGCCGCGACGATGGCGTCTTTCTTCGCCTTCCAATCATCGCCGAACAAGTAGGCGCTGACATGAAACTTCTGCGCCTTCTCCCCCATGTCTTCGTTGTAGGGGTTGTCGCGCATCGGGTATTCGTGGGTGATGATGCGACGCCCGTAGTCACTCTTCTCGGACGCCACATGAAAGCCTACGCCCCGAAATGATGCGGGGCGTAGGTCGTCGATACACATGCAAGTCATGTCACTGCGTTCCTGTGAGCGCCCCTTGACTTGACTTGGTGCCGTTGTCGCCTGGCCCCTGCATACTCGTGCCGAGGCGGCCACTCAGGCTCATGTTCGCAACGCTCTCGGCGCGCTTCACGATGTTTTCCAAATACTGCGAGGGGCGCAGTTCGATGACGAGAT